GGCTATGCTCAGTTGCATTTCGAAAATGTTATGCCTGTGTTACCACTAGCGTGGTCACCCGGCTTAGCGACGATATTGTAACCAGAGATAGTCTGCACCATCTTGTCCGAAAACAAGACAGCTCACTATTCCTACGACCTTTACTGGTCAGGTAGACCACATCTACATCCAATACCTTACGGTACGGAATTCGGCGTATCATCCCGAAGGATTACTTCCCATTTCTGGTTATCTGTCTTCAAGAGGGGTCAACCTCTCTTGCAAGCCGATCTCTGGTAGTGTGGAATACCCCCATCAGGGTGGATCCCGAAGTAGGCGTGTGTCCTTCCCAGGACATAGTGCTCTGGCCTTGGGCTAGGAAGCCCGTGTAGTACGGAGATGACTTGAGTATCGATCCCAAAGTTTTGTCCACGAAAACTCTAGTTTGAGATTCGGCATTTCTGCCCGTCTCTTATAAAGGTCTCGTGGCAATGGGATTGACCCAAGCTCAGTATCTACCTCACGGCAAGTACTAAGCAAGGATTCGAACGCTTCCCAATCAAGGGTTGCTAATTCGAGTTCCTCAAGATGGTTTTTCAGGTCTCGGACCTTAATGATAGTATCCCAAAAGGCCTCACGATAGACGGTCTCCTTGATCGAGTCAATAACTCGGCCGGTAATATCCCAGCCAAGGAATTGATCAAGATCTCGGAAAACCACCTGTCGGTCTGGCCCTCTGGGGGTAGTACCATAATGTTCCCGATCCCTGGACACTGTTACCAGAGTCTTGACCTCCTTTAACAGAGGTTCAAGACTATCAATCCTCTTGATGAGATTCTCAATCTCTGTCTTGAAGAAAGATTGTACCAGGGCAGCAGTCTTGACTTCATTGATCTGATAAGAACTATTTACACTTCGTAGTGCAAAGAACTCCTTCAGACCTTTGAAACCAGGACCCGCTGGACTATAGTAACTTACAACATAGTTTTTGAGCCTTTTCGGCAAGCTGACTAAGCGAGCCGTAAGGGATCCCTTACTTCGGTATCCGTAGCCCATCACAGTGAGAAACTGTGCTAGGGTTAACCCGTACTTGTGACTGAGTTCGAGCGCTGCAGGTAAATTACCTTTAGCTGCCCAGTACTCAGCCACGGGAGCCATTGAAGAGTCTCCTCCGTTAAGGAAGAAACGCTTCGCAAACTCCAGTGCGAGTCCACGGACCGAAATAAGAGACTTATGTAGACCGATTTCGACACCAAGTGCCGTCATCAATCTACTATACTCATCTGCTACAAGTTTGTTAGCTATAACTATGTCATCTCCTAAAAGAGCATAGTCTGAGAACCAATAACCTCCGCAAGTTATTACACCTGCACGAAGTGCGGCCCATTGAACTATTGCATGATGCGTGAAAGCAAGCATGGCCCAGCTGGAGTAAGCTCCCATTGGTTGACCTGTTGCATACTCAACAGAACGCAGATCACCTCTACCAATATCTGGTAGGTCGGCAATCGCGTCCTTATGAAGTATATAATAAGGTCTTCCAACTAAGAGTGTACCCCACACTTCCGCACCCCAACTTGTTAGAATTGGGGCAAGGAGTGCTTTCTGGATCTGAAGAGGCAATCTATCAGTTGCCGCCGATAAATCATAACTATAGAATGGACCTTGCGGTCTTCTTCTTAAGAGACGATGAATCGGTTTTAACTGGTCGAAAGTCCCATCAGTTGGAATCTTTCTCAACAGACTAAACAGAGCCTCATGAAGAGGATGTAGAGCCCATTGAGTGAAGATATCCACCATAGCGACGACTCGCACCTTTCCTGCTGGTTCGTCTAGGCCGGCAAGCCGACCTAGATCGCCTACAGAGACTCCTGAGGAGCTGGGAAATTTCTGTTTAGATCTTCGATCCTTGGCTCTCGCCTCCCAATCAACCTGATTGATATCAGATTGAAGTAAAGGAGACGAAAGATCCTTGGTATCGAAGTTATCATTAACAGTAACTCCCGACTTCTCGGTGTTTCCCCATAGGTCAATTCGGTTCAGCATCCAAATGTTTCCGGTCATCTTACACCAATCTTGAAAGAAAGGATAAAGAGAGGACCGGTACCATAAGATTGCTGAGGCTAACACCCCACTAGGTGAAGACGAGATAGGACTGTGATTACTCACAGCCTCCAAGTCTCTCCTAATGGCCGAAGTTGATTTAGACACCAGGAAAGGTCGAGCTTTCAGTCCTTTCAAGAATGATAACGGTCCGGATGGTCCGTAGGCTCTTGCCACAGCTCCGTTAAAGAGCTTAGGTAAGATAACCTTCCAGTGTTCTATCACGAATTTAGAAAATTCGCTAAGAACCCATCCTTCCATAGTAGATGGTGCCGTTATGGTTTTCAGTTTCAGAACACCTGGGATTTCAATTACTCGGTATAACCCGAATAATGATTGCCACAGGCGAACTGTCCACCGATCACCACGACGGATTGCCACTCTATGTAGAGCCGGAATCACTCGAGGAAGCCCTGCTTTAGTTCTTGCTAACCTTGGTCCTAAAGGATTAAGGTTATATAGGCGTTGCCCACCCAAAGCTTGCATCATTAAGACTTGAGCCGACTTCATGAATTTAACCATGTAAGTCAGCCCATTCTTCTTCTGCAAACGATGGAGAAAGGCAAGGTAGGTGAGAATAACTTTTACTACACCAATATTGTTACGTCGCCCCAACGCTCCAACACATCGTAAGACGTGGTGGAGTGCTGGTCGACCCAGTTTTACCTGGATCATGGCACCAAGGGACTTGGCACCCTGAGAAAGCATTTTCAGCAACTTTGATTTAAAGTTAAACTTTGTCATTGTTAAAGAATTTGTTTTGCTCCGGTTTGCTAGTAATCCTTGGACTTCGGTTTTCCTTCCCGAGGGAAGGAGCCGCAGCCACCCTTGGTAGGGTTTGGCGATTATACCAATTAGGCTTTGTAAAGCTTATTCGCTTACCTAAAGATGGACCCCCCATATATCTCACGACATACGGATTTCGGTCTT